GAGACGTCCTTGAAGCTGGCTCATGGCGGTGTTACCCGTGCTGATGGCTGCATTATCAAGGGCCGTACAAAAGGCCGGACGGTGTAACCATGATAGCTAGCCGTGGCATGGGGGACATCAGTACTAGCAAGATGCCTAAAGGCAAGGAAAAGTCACGCCGGGACAATACCAACTTTACTGAGTACTCCAAAGGCGGCAAAGTTAAAAGCGTGGCTAAATCTTTGAAAAATGCTGGCTTCTATGAGGCAGGAAAAAATAAAAACAAACGTTTAAGTATCATTAATAAAGTTACGACTAAACCCCAGCGAATGGAAATAGTTGATAAATTATTTTTAAAGAAAAAATAATTAAGGCTGCATCAAATGAAATCTTCTAAACCCAAAGACGTAAAAATGGCTGGCGGTGGCTTGTATGCCAACATCGCAGCCAAGAAAAAACGTATTGCTTCAGGTTCTGGCGAGAAGATGCGTAGCGCGGGCGCGGCTGGCGCACCTAAGAAGGGTGACTTTGCCAGCGCGGCCAAGACGGCCTCTTACAAAGAGGGCGGGTCTACAGTCAACGCGGCAGGAAACTACACCAAGCCTGAGCTACGTAAGCGCATCTTTAACGCCGTGAAAGCAGAAGCCACAGCGGGCACAGGCGCAGGGCAATGGAGCGCTAGAAAAGCTCAAATGGTGGCGCAGCGTTACAAAAAAGCAGGCGGCGGGTATCGTGACTAAATGGTCTGACAAACGCAAGAAGTCCATAGACTGCGATAACCCCAAAGGTTTTTCTGAGAAGGCCCACTGCGCTGGTAAGAAAAAAATGGCGGGCGGTGGTTTAGCTAAACCGCAACAGTCTTTAAAGGACTGGGGCAAACAAGATTGGACAACAAAAAGTGGTAAAAAATCTTCTGAAACAGGTGAGCGATACCTTCCAAAAGCTGCGATTAAAAGTCTCAGCAGCGATGAGTACGCTGCTACAACTCGTGCGAAGCGTGCTGGCAAAAAAGCCGGGAAGCAATTCGTAGCTCAGCCTAAAACGATTGCAAAGAAAACAGCAGGGTTTAGATAATGGCCGTCACTACCGGAACCTCCGCGTTTAATCTAGACCTCAATGACATCATAGAGGAGTCCTACGAGCGGGCGGGTCTAGAGATTCGCACGGGCTATGAGTTCCGCACGGCACGACGTTCGTTGAACATGCTCACCATTGAGTGGTCAAATCGCGGTATCAACCTGTGGACCATTGAGCAAGGTCAGATCGTCATGAACACGGGACAGGGAATCTATGCGTTCCCCTCAGACACAATTGACATGCTCGACCAAGTGATTCGCACGCAGGCTAACGGCGTAAATCAAATTGATATCAACATCTCCCGTATTAGCGAGTCTACGTACTCAACTATTCCAAACAAACTGGCCCAAGGTCGCCCTATCCAAGTCTGGATTAACCGACAGACTGGGGCTACAAACCCTACGAGCGCGACGCTGAACGGGACTATTACGGCTACAGCTACCACAATCACGTTGAGCAATGCCTCTGGGTTGGCTACGGCTGGCTTTATAAACATTGACAACGAGACCATTGTTTACCAAAACGTAGATGGAAACCAGTTGCTCAATTGCGCACGGGGCCAGAACTACACCACCGCTGCAGCGCACACGACTGGAACAGCTGTTGTCAGCGCCAATTTGCCTTGTATCAACGTCTGGCCCACGCCAAATGCCCCCGGTGATCAGTACATTTTTGTGTACTACCGCATGCGCCGCCTTCAAGACGCTGGCAACGGCGTGAACATTCAAGACATTCCGTTCCGTTTTATACCGTGCTTGGTAGCGGGGCTCGCGTTTTACATAGCTCAGAAACGACCAGATGTGGCTCCTGAACGTGTCCTGTTCCTGAAGCAAGAGTATGAGCAGCAGTGGCTGCTGGCGTCGCAAGAAGACCGCGAGAAGGCTCCTGATCGGTTCGTGCCACGACAGATGTTCTATTGAGGTAGCAGATGCCTAGTCGTTTTGCGTCAGGTAAGTATGCGATTGCAGAGTGTGACCGCTGCGGGCAGAGGTTTAAGCTCAAGGAGCTTAGAAAACAGGTTCTTAAGACAAAGATATACAACGTCAAAGTCTGCCCTTCGTGCTGGGACCCAGATCAGCCGCAGCTGCAGTTGGGCATGTATCCAGTCAACGATCCGCAGGCCGTGCGTGAACCGCGTCCTGATGTAAGCTACGCGGTGTCAGGGCTTTTAGTAGATGGCTATCCGGGTGAGGGAAGTCGTGTTATCCAGTGGGGCTGGTATCCGGTGGGGGGCTCTAGGTTTTTTGATGACGCGTTGACGCCAAATCTCTTGGCTTTAGGCGTACAAATTGGTACAGTTACGGTTACCACTTAAGGAGTGAATGATGGACGCAAAGAAAGCAGTGCGAAAGCACGAAGCAAATATGCACCCCGGTGCTAAGCCTACAAAAATGGCTAAGGGCGGCAAAACAAACGCGCAGATGAAGCAGCTTGGCCGTGGTTTGGCCAAGGTTGCCAATCAAAAGAAGACCTCGTTTGCTTACAAAAAAGGTGCTTGATATGGCTACTTTCAGTAAAAAAATGGGCGGTAAAGAGGTAGGTCAAGCTAGTGTGTACGCTAAGCCTCACACAATGAGCGGCAAGGCTACTAAAGCTACCTTGCCTACTAAGACTGGCGCGGCTGTGCTAGACGAGACTAACATCTCCGTTGCTGACATTAGCAAGGGTAATACACCCGCTACCAAGACCTCGGGCATCAAAATCCGTGGTACAGGCGCAGCTACCAAGGGTCTAATGGCTCGTGGTCCTATGGCTTGAGGTAACGGATGAACTACGCCGAATTGACAGATGCGATCTGCGATTACACGCAGAACTTCGATACTGACTTTGTTAGCAACATTCCGGTGTTTGTTGAACAGGCGGAGCAGCGCATCTACAACTCGGTGCAGTTCCCGTCGATCCGCAAGAATCAATTCTCGGTGATAACGGCAAACAACAAGTACATATCTTTGCCAAACGACTTCTTGGCCGTGTACTCGTTGGCTTTAGTGACAGGCGTTACCAACGCAAATTTAGACACTGGCACGTATGAGTACTTGCTCAACAAGGACGCAAACTTTATCCGTCAAGCGTATCCAACTCCAAACTCTACGGGCGAGCCGAAATACTACGCGCTGTTCGGCCCAACAATCTTGAATTCAGCAATTACTACTGAGCTATCGCTCATCCTTGGCCCAACACCCGATGCTGCGTATTACGTAGAATTGCACTATTACTATTACCCTGAGTCAATCGTTACGGCAAGTACAACATGGCTAGGCGACAACTTTGACTCCGTGCTGTTGTACGGCTCTCTGGTAGAAGCGAACACGTTTATGAAGGGTGAGGCCGACATGACTGCCTTGTACAACGGCAAGTACAACGAAGCGTTGGCTCTGGCTAAACGTCTGGGTGATGGCATGGAGCGTCAAGACGCCTACCGATCTGGTCAATATAGACAGGCAGTCACATGACCATAGCCCAGACATCGACGACCAGCTTCAAGGTGGAACTGCTTCAGGCGGTTCATAACTTTGGCCCAACAACGCCAAACACTTTTAAGATTGCTTTGTACACTGCTGCGTCAGACATTGGCCCGGCCACAACTGCATACACAGCGACTAACGAAGTGGTTGGTACCGGCTACACGGCGGGCGGCAACACGCTTGCCATCTCCACAAGCCCGACTTCAGGTAATAGCACGGCAAGTATCCCCACCGCGTTCGTCAGCTTCTCCAATACGTCTTGGACAAGTTCATCGATTACGGCTCGTGGCGCTCTGATTTACAACAGCACGCAGGGCAACAAGTCAGTAGCGGTGTTGGATTTTGGTGCGGATAAGACTACAGCCAACGCTACGTTTTTAATCACCTTCCCCGCCGCCGACGCTTCCAGCGCAATCGTACGAATTTCATAAGGACCAACATGCTTGTAACCACAACCAAAGGCGACATGGACGATTCTCTGCTTGAAAAGCGGGACGGTACAGTCGATAATGACAACGAACTCACGACATGGGTTGAGTATTGGCTGGACGGAGAGCTTGTTCACCGTTCCGCACATGTTCAGTTGAAGAAAACCGTAACGCTCACTAGCTCAGTGGCATCTTTTTAAGGAACTATCATGGCAAACACTCAATCAATGTGCACTTCGTTTATGAGCCAGCTTATGCTTGGTGAACATCAACTCGGCACCGCAACGCTTGTCTCGCGCACCAGCTTAACTGCACCCACTACAGATACGCTCAAAGCGGCGCTGTACTTGGCATCAGCAACGATGAACGCCTCTGCTAC